AAACGTTGTTTTCAATAGCACCTTCAACATCTGTTCTAGTTGCAAATGTAAAACTATCTTTTAGCTCTAAATATTCTTTGTAAATTACACCATCATTACCAAACAACGTAGTTTGGCTATATTTTCCTGTTGCGTCAACTAAGTCAAAATATCTACTAATTCCACTAGCAACTCTGTTAACCGATTTAACCTTTACAATATCTTGGCTAACACCTAATGGCGCAACTTGATAGTCTTCACCGGTTACCATTCTATTTTGGGTATAATAGGTGCTGGGAGCATTTTGCTTAATGCTTGCATTAGGCTCCGACGGAGTACTGTTATCAACAGTATATTTTAACTCAAAAGTCAGTGTTAATGCTTCTTCTTTTGCTGTGCGACTTAGATAAGGAACAGTAATAGAAATACTTCTCATGTCTTCGGGAGTAACAATAACTCTATCAGGACGACTAGATCTATAGTAAACTTTAAATTGTCCTCTTGGCATTTCACCAAAAACACCGTCTGAAAATATTAAACTAATTCTATCATTAACTCTAGTTAATACACTATAGAGTTTTCTAATATTTTTGCTTACACTATTATAGATAACGTTATTACCTTCTAATGCATCAACTTTAGTCCATAGTTCCTCTTCGTTACCTAGGCTATCAAGTTTATATAACCAAACATCACTATTGTTAATATTAGTAGACTCGATTGATACAGTTTGATTTGAAACAGGATTAGTAACATTAAACAAACCTTCGTCTAGAACACCTTGACGGAAATGTGTAAAGAATCCGCTGTTTGAACTTGCAGGTCCTCTGCCGTCGTCTCTGTATAAGAACGCAAAGTTATTCCCAGGGAATGGTGCTTCTTCTGAAATAATTCCGCCGTTGACATCAGTTGAAACTATTTCAAAACGTGTTGCTCTTCCGTCAATTGTTTTAGTAAAACTGTAAACAGGATTTTCGGTATTTGTGCTGCTCAATCTATATTGTTCTGTAGGTATATCTCCTACTACATCTCTTTTATTTGGACGGCCAAAAGTACTGTTTGCAGGTAATGCCGAGTTTATTACCTTAATAAATTGTTCGTTCCAGTCTTGGTTACTAGGATCGTTCCAAATAATTGTTTGATTTTGTAAGTTAAAATTATTAGAATCTCTAATTTCTTCAGTAGTTCGCACACTTGATAATTTTAATAAGCCGTTTGCTGCTTGTACACGCTTAGGATTATAGGAAAGCAATCTTGCTAAACGTAATACACTTTCGCGACGATCGGCTAATTCTAAATAGTTTTCACGAGCATTTAGGTCAATTCGAAAAGCAATGTTTTGACCTAAAAATGATATAAGATCTATTAACGCTAGGTATTCACTTGAATCTACATAGTCATTGAAATCTTCCGGATAATTCTCACGCAAGTAAGAAATCATAGTACGTCTTAAATTGTCAAAGTCATAACTTTGAAAATCTGCGTTACGGAAAGACTGATAAACTCGCTTCCAGTCTTCTGCTAGTAGTAATCTGTTTTGTCTGTCTGTACTTGACATATGTGCTTTCCTTGTTTACTTTTATATTTATTTGAATTCAAAAAGTGCGCAGTTAATTAATAAATCCCGCTTTTTGGTCAAACTTGAATTGTAGTTTTTCTACAATGCTATAAGGCAAGTAAACAAGTTCGCACTCTATCTGAATTCCACTTTCATAGCTGTCAACAATAAGTTGATTAACTTTGACCCTTGGATCGTAATTTATAATTCTAGCAACATTAGAAATAATGGCATTTTTTGTATCTTCGGTTAACGGCTCAAACAATACATCCCAAATAATTGTTCCAAATTCCGGATCACTTAGTTTTTCGCCTTGGCGTATGTGCAAGTGGTTAATAAGATCTTGTTTAATAAGAGCAATATCATATAAAGCAGGATTAGAGGGGCCGCCAATTGTGCTAAATCCTTTATAAGTAGGACTACCATTAGCAACATCATTTGCTATACTGTTTGACTTAACAGTTATTTCTTTATACAATTTTTTTTCTAGAGTACTCATATCGTATTTACCTTAGGTTGGTTTCTTAAATGTATCCGGAATTGTTGGAAATTCCGGAGCTTCCTCTACAGTAGAATTAATAAACATTCCTACTCTTGCGCCTTCTTCTTCAGAATCATTATTTGGTCTTGCTTCAGTTTCTTCCGGAAGGAATTTTTCAGGATCTATATGTTCGTGATCTGGCCATGGTTCGTGTGCAGGAATCCTTACAGGTCTATTAGCAACACCTGCTTCTGCTGCTGGACTAGATTCACTATTCATATAAATGCCTGCAGGCGCTGTTTCGTTATGTGTTTGAGTAAAAATATTTGTAGACACATCGGCTTTTAATTTTCCATCAGCATCTGCTTTTAATTCCCAATTACCCTTTGTGTGGACCATAAAATTTGAATCTGCACTAATGTTTACATTTCGTTTTGCTTCAAGATTTATGTCTCTGTCTGCATAAAAATTAATATCATTTTCCGAACGAACGCTTATAGAATCTTTAGCATAAATGTCAATTTTTCCGTTTGCACTTAATTCAATCCAACTATTTCCACTTCCATGCGAAATATAAATTAAATCTTCTGTATTATGCAAAAGTATTTGGTGTCCAGTTCTAGTACGAATTCTAGTTAGCTCGTTTGCAGGAAGTGTAGGATCGCCATCAGTTTCGCCTGCTTCTACACTAGCATATTCCATAGGTCCTGCTTCGTCGCCGCCTGCTGGTTTTTTACGAAGCAAACTCATGTCGCCGTCGTCCATAACAAACGAAGTTCCGCCTAATCTATTAAACGGCATATTAATTCTAGAACCTTGCGGTCCGTATGGATATTTTGGTCCGCTTTTATCTACTGGACCGGGGGTACTAATACCAAAAACCATACTAGGTGCTTCTCGTCTAGCACTCGACGTTGTAGTGCCTCTAACATGATCTAATTTTAATCCGTTCTTTTCTAACTGTTCTAATGCAGTTTCACTGTGTGGTTTAATAAATTTTGTAGGGTCTCTACCAGATGCAGTTTCTAATTTTCTATTATATTCGCCTACAGGCAATGGTATAGACGGATCACTATCATTATATGTTGTAGCTGCATAACCAGGTACCATAAAGTTCATATATTCATCTTGTACACATCCGATCCAATATCCTCTACCAAAATTATTTTCAGTAAAAAGTACAATAACAGTTGTACCAGGATCGGGCGGTATCATCCACATACCATAAGATTTTTGAGTATTAACATACCCGTCATTTCTAGTCATGTGTTGATACGGACTAACTCCATAAAACGGACTCATATATTTTACTTGTACAATCTGTCCTGTTCTAGCAGTAAGGTTTCCTGATTCGGTTGCTTTTAATATTTCAACTTCTAAATTACCATTAAATTTGGTATCTAAATGGTTTACTACCATTGCTAGGTATATACCAGAAGGATTATTACTTTGTGGTTGCGTTCTAGACTGTTGTGGCATTAGCTGTCACCTTCTTTTTCATCAATGCCAAGTCCGCCTGCAATCATTGATTTAGTATCATTAAATGCGCTAACTAGTGCAGCACCAATATTTTCTAGTGTTAAATCTTGTCCTGGCTTCCTAGCAAGACTAAGTGTTTGTGTAAATTGTCCTTTACTAAGACTATTTCTGACTGTAATAACTTTGTATACTCCGCTAAACATTGCAATAGGCAAAAACCCGCCTAACGGATATTTTACAAATCCATCTTTGCCGTCATAATCGATAGGAGTTCTAAAGTTAAGAATTACATCTACATCACCGTTATTCGGATTCATTGCACCTTCAAGTGTAATAGCCTGGTGTAATGGATTAGAAATTCCAATAAAGTTTCCTAACCCTGCGTCAGTAAGATAATAAGGATCGCCGTGGATGGTTAATTCAACATTTAATAAATCAGAATCAGTGTTTATTAATGTGTCGTTATACATCCTAGCAATAGCATTTTCAACGTTTTCTTTGAGGCCGCCACCTCTTCTGCCAGTATCTGGCCCATCATTAAAATCTGTTTCTGCTATTGGTTCACTTGTTACTGCCGGAACGTTGTTATTATTTGTAGTATAATTAGGATCAGTACTTCCTACAATGCCGTCTTGCTTTTTACTATCGGCACTCATTTGTCCTGCTGTTGCGCCCAAAGTAGTTATAAACGCCATATTAAATTCTAAATTAAAGTCAATAATATCATCATTTTGTCCAGTATACATATAATTGTATGCCTTAACTGCATTTGCTTGTTTTGCTAAGGTATTAAAAATACTTGGACTTGAGCCTTCTACTCGTGCTGCATCTGATCTATATGGAATAACTCTATAGACAAATATTTTTGGTGTTCTGCCTCGGTTAGCTACTGAAAATATATCACTTACATTATAAACATGCGTTTCAATTCTAAACCATCTGACCCTTCCCTGTGCATCAGGCGGATTTTGAGTTAATTGTCTAGCATAATCACTTGATATAATAATTTCTTCAATTATTTCGTCAATAGTCGAACCAGATTTAAATGATACCCGTCTGTTGTCATCACTAAGAACCATTCTTCCTCTTTGTATATGACCTTCAGTTTCTTCTTGTTCAACAAAAGTAGGTTCTGCAAAAGGCATACTGCCTCCGTCAGTAAAATCGTTAACAATTCTAGCTTGTCCGATGGAATTCCAAGTTGCTGGGTTATTAGCTTGACTTCTTAAAAGTTCGCCTACTGCTGATGCACTAGCACTAACACTCTGTCCTTGTATTTCACTAAGTTTTGCTTGAAAGTCTGCAGGTATTTCGCCGCCTCTAATTCCTGTTAAAGATTCGTATAGTTGAGTTGTAACACTTCCTGCTGTAGCTGCTGCTGTAGCTGCTGTAGTTGCTTCAACTGCTGCTTCGGCGATGTCTGCCGAAAAAGGAAAACTAATTACATACTGATCTGCTGCATTAATTAGTCCAGCTTCTTGTTGTCTAATTTGAGTTTCGTTTAGTACACTAGTTAAACTTGCTGCACCTGATTGTAATACTTCTCCTACTGTTCTACCTCGAATATCTACATCTGTTTGTGTAGTTCTAACGCTATCTAACATTGCGCCTTCGTTGTAGGCATATGCTTCAACATCATATGTTGTACCTTGTTCTGTAACTTGCATATTTGCATAGTTAATTCTAATAGGAATATGTCTTTTACTAAAAAACGGCTCAACAATATTTCCGTCGTCGTCGTAACCAATAAACTCTATAGATAACAAATAAGGTGCTTCTAAATAGTTTGGATGTCCTGCCACAAGTGCTGCTGTTTTCAAATTTTGTATAAATTGTCCCATAGAGTAAGGTTCAATAACCTTAAATTGCATAGTATTTGCATTTGAGTGACGTGTTCTAGTATTTGGTGCAACAAAAGCATCAATAACTAAGTCATCAATAAAAAATTCTACTTGACCGTCTGTTTCGTATATCGTAGGTATTTTTTGTCCGCCGGTGCCGCCGCTTTTTATAATTTTAATTAGCGGACCAACTAATCTGTAACTTATTGGAAAGTTCATTTCTGCATTAGTTAAGCAACCTAAAGTTATTTTATAAGTGTAACTTGCAAATTTATCTAATTCGTTTCGATAAGGAGGAAAGCCATTGCCTAACAATGCAAGAGCGCCGCCAAGACTTGGATTTTGTACTAACTGAGCAACTTGTGATGCTTTTGTTGCAACATCAATTACAGGTGCTGCAACTGCTGAAACTGCTGTTGACACAATACCTGCTGCTAAATTACCTGCTCCGCCAACAATTATTCCTGCGGTGCCTGCTGCTACGTTTGCCGCCGACGATCCTACATTCTGAACAACATTACTTGCAGTTGTAGTAATTGTATTACCTGTGCTTGTTAATACTGTCTGTCCATTTGCGTTAACTTGGTTTGGCAAATTATACTCCTAGTTGTTGTGTTAGGTTAGGTCCTTTAGGAAGATAGATTTTTACACCCGGTTCCATGTCATAGATTGGATCTTTAATTAAATCCATATTTCTTTGTGCAAATACCCACCATAGCTTTGTTGATCCGTATAAGTCATATGCTAATAAGTCTGGACGGTAAGCATACTGTGGTTGAATAGTATATAATACATCATCTGCTTCTGCAGGAATTGGACGAATATTTAAAAGGTCTAAATACTCATCGTTAATAGTTGGTGTATTGTGCCACGGTGAAGATGCTGTATAAACTGCCATTAGATAAATCCTTTTCCGTCTATTACATATGCTCCGTTAACAAATGCATCTAAACTAAATTCTGCAACAGACTTTCTACTGTATGCAGGTTGTACTACAACTGAAATTTGGCTTCTAGTTGGTACCCATGAACCGTTTTCGCCTAGACCTACTTGAATATAGTCTACATCACTAGGCAAATCTACGGAAAACATTTGTACAACTACAGGAACATTCTTAAAAACATAATCCCCGTAACCATTTAACTTAACAACAGGTGGCGGAGCACCTTGATTGCTACTTGCACCGTATGCCATTTTAGTAATACTTCTTAAATAATGAACCGCAGCAATCCAATATTGCGCTTCTTGAGAATTTTCAATAAGAAATTCTCCAATAATTGTCATTGAGTCAATTTGACTGTTTTGATAATGCGGAAAAGGATAATTACTATGTGTCGGTGCTAAGGAATTATAGTTTGCCGAATGTTGCACTAATATTTGGGGAGTATATGGAAACATAAATCCGTTAGTTTCAAGCAACGGTGAAAGCAAAGCACTACTTTTGTATGCTTGCGGAACAGAAAGTCTAACACGCCAATCTAAATCAGTTTGTGAGCCCCAATTTGCATCAGTAAATGCGGCGCCGCTTGTTGGAACTGCTCCTGGTAGCAATCCAAGAGATCTTAGAGCTTTACCAAAACCGGTATCACTAATAGCACTTGTTACTGCGGTAGTTGCGTTACTTAAACCTGTATTAATTGCAGCTTCGCCTTGTTGTAAAGCACTGCCAACAAAATTTTGTACGCTGCTTTGTGGATCGTTTGCCATATGTATTCTCCTACAAAGTATTTAGTTGACTTTTTAATGTGCGTATATTATAATAGTAACAACATAAC